TTAAATTTTCTTAGCCCGATTATCAAAGGGATTGAGTGCCACGGCTGCATCAAGATGATTTGGAGCGAAGTGAGCGTATCTCATCGTCATCATGATCGTGCTGTGCCCGAGAATTTGCTGCAATACCAGAATGTTTCCTCCACGCATCATAAAGTGGCTGGCAAAGGTATGCCTAAGCACATGGGTGCGTTGACCTTTAGGCAGCTCTATCCCGGCCCTCGTAAGTGCTGATTTGAATGCCTCATATGCAGGGGAGAAGAGTGAACCGCGTTTTTTGGGAAGCATTTCTTGTAACTGCGGTGAAATGGGTACTGTTCGGTTCTTTTTGCTTTTGGTCTGCGTAAAGGTCAGACGTCCGGGAAGAATTTGAGATTGTTTTAAATCCTGCGCTTCACTCCAGCGTGCACCAGTGGCTAGGCAAATACGCACGATAATTCCCAAATCTTTGTTTGCTGACTGGTCACAAGCTTCAAGTAGCTGATCAATCTCCTCCTCGTAAAGAAAAGCTAGCTCCTGATCCCCTTCCTTAAACTGCCTGATACCTGAAAGCGGATTATCTCCCTCCCACTCACCCAGTCGTTTCATTTCCGAGAATACGGCATGTAGATACGACTGCTCGCGGTTAACTGTCGCCTCACTCAGCTTTTTCTTGCCTTTCGGATTCCATTCCCCGCTTAAACGCCGTTCCCGGTATACAGCGAAGCTGTTTTTATCGAAGTGGGAGGCAAGGGGATCACCAAGTCGCTCACAAATAGCCAACAGTTTCACTTTTCGCTCATCACCTGAAGAGAGCGTTTTGCCATGCATTTCGTACCAGCGTTCAACAAATGCCGAAAGAGTGACAGCACTGTCATTTACAGGCTGGTTTGTGGCGTTATTCATTAAACGGCGCTCATAGGAGAGCGCCTCGCCTTTGGTGGCGAATTGCTTACGTATGCGTTTCCCATCACGTCCGTATGGGAAACACTGCAACAGCCATTTGCCTGAGGGAAGTTTACGAACAGTCAATTATGCACCTCGGCATCATCATCAGACCCTGCATACGCGAGTGAAATGAACATTTCCGCAGCGTTATCAAGATGTGCATAGGTTGAAGTAAATTCGATATCTCGACACCTACAGACGAAGGGCCGCGTTTGATTTTCTGGCTGGAATGATAAACTTACAACGGGAGTTTTACGTGGTTTACCATTTTTGAAAAAGTCGCAAACATCCAAACGATTGCAAAGGCCTGCATCATCTTGGTAAGTAGCAACATGCCACCCCATACCATGAAGTGTATCGGCAAATGCTAAATGTACTTCTTCGATATTTTTATATAAGCCAACGGAGTATTGCTTTTTCTTACTCTTCTTACGTTCGCTTGGCAGGGATGGGAGCCTTTCTACACCAGGTATTTCAATTTTTTCCAAGCTGAAAGTTTTTACCGGATGAGTAGGAGATGATAGGTCTGCTGCCCGTAGCGTAAAGTTATCAAGCAATGTCAGGGGAAGGATATCTCTTGCAACTCCGGATCGTTCACCTCCGTGATAAATGATTGATAAATTATTTTTGGTATCAATTGACGACCAAATCAGGTCCAGAAGAGGGTGCTCATCATGAATTGTAAGTGTTGGTGCATTGCCCTCTTCACTTTCAGCATATTGTGCATCCGACAAAGGCGATAGGTTTAGAAATTGCTCGGCCGACAGCACCTCAGAGCCTTGTTGGGATGCCTTTTTCATTTTGCTCGGGCCAGCATTTTCACCGCAACAGAGATAGTTAAGATCCTTGGTTACATCACTTCTTACGACATAACCACGAGCTTTAGCAATTTCAATCAGCTCGTTTTTATCTTTTTTCCCAAAACCTGTAAAACAAATAGTCTTCATACAAAACCCCACGAAGTCAGAAAAATATTGAACCTAATAGGAAGCCAATTAAGAAAATGACAATGAATTCTTTCGGGTGAGTTCGCAGCAATTTGGTGACTTCCACTGAAGAGTGATTCTCTTTCGGGGGAGGGGGCGGAATATCTTGTGTTTGCTGGTCCAGCCACGATATACACATTTGAAGTTGGTTGCGTGTTAGGTCATTCAATCGACCAGTGCCGAAGTTAACATGGCAATAACGAATCAGCTTCTGCCTCAATTCGCTATCTTCACTATTTCGAAGGAGAAGGCTAACAAGTGCTTTACTTGCATCTTTGTCCTTAGCGCGTTCGACCATAGACTGCAAAAAGCTAATTGCAGTCTGATATTGGTTGACGGTCATTTCTTCGATACTTGAGACGCCAATTTCTGCATGCAGCTTTTGCCAGATCTCATACGCTTCTCTGCTGTAGGAATCAGAAACAATCGCTACCAGGGCATTAAGTTCTTTTCTCTGCGCCCTAACCAATGGACGCTCATCGTGAGTATCTGAGGGAATCGCGATGTTGATGGTGTGACGACCATCAAATTTATCTATTTGAACGCGGTTTTCCGTAAAGTCCCGTCCAGCTGTTCTATTCTGTTCTCCAGATGAATTCACTTCCATACTGCTTCCCTATTTATTGTTTTCGTTGTAATCCCTGCCAGCCACTCGGTTGCCACGACCAGACACATTTATTGAATCTGAAGCGGCATTGCCTGCATTTAACGCTGCTAACGCTGCTGCTTTGACCGCTAAAGGTGCTTGTCTAAATAGATTGATCAGCTCCTTCTCATCTGGAGAAAGGCTCTCGGCAGACCTTATCCCTGTAACGATGTACTGGATATCTGCACCAAATTTCGCTATCGCGGAAAGGTATGCGGAATCAGGGTTTCGCTCACCTTTTTCATAATTGAGCTGAGCTTGTTTTCTAACACCACCTATCTCGCCAAGCGCAGCCTGGCTAAGTCCCAAGCGCACGCGCTCTTCTTTGAGGCGTTCTCCTGTACTCGTTTGCATTCAATAATCCTTGACAGGTACTCGTTTGAGTACCAGAATGTAAATCACAGACACTTAGCAGATCACAATATACCACTATGACACAAGTACAAAACACACAGCGGGCACGTACGCCCAAAAACAGCGTAGCTGGCGGTTCTTTGCCACTGCGTTTGTCCCCTGATGAGCGTTCGGAGATCGAGGCCATGGCAGAGGCTGAATGTCGTTCAGCATCTAATATGGTCCGCATTGTCTTTTTGCGTGGCCTTGAATCCATGAAGTCTGAGCCGCAACAGCATTCTGGTAATTAACAGCGGAAACTGAGGTAAAAATGACGGGCGTAACCATCAATATGAATGTTGCTGCTCCTTATGTATCTCTGAAGGAGTATTCCAGAATAACCGGGATTCCATTCGAAACATGCCGGTTAATGGTTCGCGATGGAAGAATAATTGTCAGGCCTAAAGAACTGGCAGGGGGCAAGGTGGAAGTGAACATGATAGCCATGCTCAAGGATGCTATCGCAAACAGTTGACAGGAAAATTATGAATCAACTCATTCAACTTAGTCAGCATAGTTATATCTATCGCGGGTTCACAATTCATATGTGCCCGAGAAACTCAACCACTATGCAGCGCGCGTATAGCGTTTTAAATAACGGTAACTATTTCGGCAGAGACTTTGCACTAGCAGAGGCAATGCAGACAATTGATAAATTAAGAAATGGTAGAAGAAATGAAAGATAACATTCCATCTCTTGCAAGCCTTCTGAAAAATGGATGCCAGGTTACGCACTTCAAGAACTCTCGCGGCTGGCTGGAAACGCCGGACGGAAGATTTTTTAAGCCCGAACCGGTGAAGGTTCAATTTATCAAAGGTAAAGATAAACCGTTTATTTATACCCGAAGAATAAATAAAGGATTTCTGCATACTCTCGCTGAATTGTTCAAAAAGATAATTAAGTAATTCGGTTTTAAAAAATCAACTCTGTTTTCTCCGCCCCTTTATTAAGTGGCGGTGGTTCAACTCATTCTTTTTTTAGGAAGAGATTATGACCAGACGTGATCAATATAGCTTCATTTTGCATGTTCTTTTACCAGCTATCGAGAATGAAGGGTTAACAATTAAAACACGCCGTGATGGCGAGCTAACCCTTTCAGCCAGTGGGTCAGTAACCACCAATTTTATAAGCAATCTGCGCCAGCACTGCATTGAAGAATTGCAGCGCAATTCTGTTCCCGCTTCCCATTACGGAGTTTTTTAAAATGATCCGCCCGTTCATCAAATGGGCAGGGGGCAAATCACGTGTCCTTCCTGACCTGCTACCTCACCTTCCAAAAGCCGACTGCCTAATCGAACCGTTCGTTGGCGGCGCATCGGTATTTCTGGCGACTGAATATCGCCGCTATGTGCTGGCTGATATCAACCCTGATCTTATTAACCTGTATCGGGAAGTCACCCGTTACCCGGACTTAGTGATCGATGCGGCCCGCGAACTGTTCAACAGTAAGAACAGCCCGCAGGGGTACAACGAAGTCCGCGCCGTATTCAATAAGCAGGTGGGTACGGTAGAAAGCGGCGGGTTGCGTTATGGCGTCGAAATGGCGTGCATCATGCGCGCCGCTCAATTCCTGTATTTGAATCGCCACGGTTATAACGGCTTATGCCGATACAGCCGTAAGACCGGCTTTAACGTGCCGTTTGGCAAGTATAAGCGCGTCTACTTTCCTGAAAATGAAATCCGCCTGTTTGCCGAAAAGGCCAACGATACAAAGGCAATATTTCTTTGCGCGCCGTTCCAGCGTTCTCTACAGGTCGTCACGGGTGGCGATGTTCTCGTTTACTGCGATCCGCCTTACCTGCCTGAAAGCAAAACAGCCGATTTTACCCAGTACCACACCGAACCATTCACGGAAGACAACCACCGCCAGTTAGTCCTGGCACTGCTGGAAGTTAACCGTAAGCATGGCGTGAAGGTCGTCATTTCCAACAGCGACACCGAAGCCACCCGTGCGATTTATCAGCCCTTCAAGATGCACGAAATCAGCGTGCAACGTTCCGTTAGCACTGACAAAGACAACCGACAGAAGGCCAAAGAAGTGATCGGCGTGCTGCCAGTCTGCGATTGCTGCGGGCGTTACGGCGGCGGTTGCCCTGATTGTGGCGCCGTGATGGGTGAAGCGACTTACAACGCGATGGTTGCGGCGGGCACGTTTGACGATCTGGAGGCTTTTTAATGACTACTTTCTCAGCACCATCAGTAATTGTTCCAACTGATATCAGCGCAAAAGTTCGTGAAATTGAAACGGCCTATAAGCGCTTCCTTTCTGAATTTCACATACCTGACGATCACAAAATCGTCGTGAATTACAGCGGCGGTAAAGATTCAACGGTAACACTTGCCGTAGCTCACGCTCTTTTTGGTGATCGTGTGCAAGGTGTTATGGCCGACACTGATAATGAGCATGAACTGACGATCGAATACGGGCAAACCATTCATCAGCAAATAGGTTGTAAGCCTGTTCAGGTTGTTAAGCGGAACTATACGGAAGAAGACTTTGCCCGCCGCCGCGCTTATTTACAGAAAAATTGGCCGAAGCGTCAGACTATCCGTATGGGGGCGTATCGTGGTGTAGTGATGCCTTCGCTGGCCCGCAAAGATACGAAGTTTGCAAAAGCATGGATGCAAACAGCGAAGCGCTGGGGAATTGAGTTTGAGACAGCTTTAGATGCTGCATTGTTAGTTCTGGGCCAGCCGTCTGGAAATAGTTTTCTGGATGCTGCATTGCTTCATGGCAAATTCCCAATGCTGCGCGATCGTTTTTGTACCGACGAACTGAAAATACAGATTGCCTTTGATGCGGTGATGAAACCTTTGTTAGATGAAGGTGAAGTCATAGTGCAGTGGTCAGGTGTCAGGGCTGATGAGTCATCAAAGCGGGCTGGCTATGAGCGCTTCTCAACAGACCAGCGTGATCCCCAATTCCTTTACAACTTCCTGCCTATCCACCAGTGGACGGCGAAAGACGTTTTTGCCCTTCATAAACATTTTGGTATCAAGCCTAACCCTCTTTATACGCAAGGTGCCGCCCGTGTTGGCTGCATGAACTGTGTGCTTTGCAACAAAGAAGAGATAGCCGAAACAGCAGCGCGCTGGCCTGAACATATTGATAAACATCGCCAGTGGGAATTGCAGGTCAGGTTGGGGAGTCGCTGGGTTCACTGGATGAGTGTCGGCGAGGTTAGCCAGCGCTGGATGTCGTCTGTTCTGGGCTTCCGTGAAATCACTGATCGGCACGGAAAGAAAGTGAAGGTTCGAAACAACCTGGGCAAAGAAGTGATGCTTCAGGGGCTTACGCCGGAAGTGCAGCATATTGACTGGTCCGGATTTTATGGGCCACGCGGCAACCTCAATTCGCCGGGTGTTGATGAGGTTCTCGAGTGGGCCAAATCTGGGCGCGGTGAGCAGGTATATGAACTGGCTTTAGCAGGTCTTGAAGCCAGCGTCTGTTCATCTCGTTATGGATTATGTGAATAAGCAATGACCACGGCAACCCGTGGCCGTCGCGCCCCTTCTCCACCTCCACCGTATCCGGGTAGCACTGATAATGCTATCCCTTACGCTTATGGGGGGAACAAACCATACCAGCCGATTGGCGTTGATGTAGCGCCGGGGCTGGATGGTTTCGACTATCTCACGCCAGACGGCACGCGTAAGCATATTGCGTTTAGTGAACTGGTAGCGGAAGACGAAAAGCCGGAACGCAGTAAGCTGCTGCGTCGCCGTTTGGCTTCTCTTCCGCAGTATGTTCGCCGTCACTTTGCCGCGAAGCTTGATGTGCTGGACGCGAAAGACCGCAAAGCGGCAGATCACTGGCTGCTTAACACCTTTGAGCGCCACGTATTAACGCGTATTGATGGCGTGAACAGTGTTTATCAGCCTGATACTGTGATGCCCGACATTCTGCTGCCAATACGCGATCAGCTTTTCCGTATGCTCTGGGCAGGGAAAAAAGAGTTAAAAAGACTGGCTTATACGCTTGCCGATATCTTTACGAGCGAGTTTATACGCGAGTCCGATCACCAGTTGGCGCGCACCGGCGATCCTGAGTTCGCGGCGCTTTCTGGCTATGGCCGTATTGCATCGCTGGCGGTGCATCTGAAAACGCCGATCCCCGGTTGGACAGCTTATTGCAATGAAGAACTTGAAGCAGAGGACGCGTTACGCGCGGTTCTCCGTCTTGAGTCACCGCAGTGGTGGTTAAACCGCCTGCGCCGTATCCATGCCCGGTGGCGTGAGCATTTGATGATCGCAGCGGGATACGTCCAGAAAAAATCCTCCCCATACAGTAGCGCCCCGTGCCTTACGGAATGGCTGGCCCAGAAAAAGGCTAACCGTGAATACCTCAAGGCTATGGAACTGGAAGACCAGGAGACGGGTGAGCGCATTTCGCTGATCGATAAAGTCGCTGGTAGTGTTGCCAATCCGGCCAACCGCCGCCGCGAGCTCATGACGAGAATGCGCGGATTTGAAGAATTGGCGAAGCTGGAAGGGTTGGCCGGTGACTTCTACACGCTGACAGCGCCTTCCCGTTACCACTCCATGCAGCATAACGGGTGCCGCAATAATAAATACTGTGGCGCGTCGCCGCGCGAGACGCAGCAATATCTTTGCAAAGTTTGGGCGAGAACTCGCGCCGCGTGGAAGCGTGCCGGAATACGCGTCTTTGGTTTTCGTGTCGTTGAGCCGCACCATGATGCAACGCCGCACTGGCACTTACTGCTGTTTATGCATCCATGCGATATCGATCAGGCCCGCGATATTTTTTGCTATCACGCCAGACGTGAAGATTCAGCAGAATTAAAAGGCTCGGAGGCCATGAACCGGGCGCGTTTTCACGTTGAACCGATTGATCCGGCGAAAGGGTCTGCAACGGGATACATCGCGAAATACATTTCGAAGAATATCGACGGCTTCGCGCTGGATGGAGAAAAGGACGACGAAACCGGGGAAGAGCTGAAAGAAATGTCCAGGCGCGTTAGTGCGTGGGCGTCGCGCTGGTCTATTCGCCAGTTTCAGCAGATCGGTGGCGCGCCGGTAACGGTATATCGCGAACTTCGCCGCCTCGGCAATCGTGAACTTGTTTTACACCCTGAACTGGAAACCGCACGGCAGGCTGCTGATGCAGGTGAATGGGATAACTATGTATTAGTCCAGGGTGGCCCTTTGGTAGAGCGCGATAATTTGCGCATTCGCCTGAACTATGAAACCACCGTAAACGGCAACGCCTACGGCGATGACGTCCAGCGAATCACCGGTATCTATTGTCCGATTACGGGCAATGACTCTTTGATCTTCACCCGCACCACGCAATACAAAATCGTGCCGAAGCGCCAGAGCGCTGACGGTGTGGCCGTTGACGTTGGTTTTTCAGGCGGCAACGCCGCCCCTCGGAGTTCTGTCAATAACTGTACGCGGGATCCCGCGGCAGGTGCTGACGGTGTTGAACATGCCGCCAGAGAAGCTACAGGACAGTCAGAAATGACTGTGCCAACTGAGGGCGTGACGGTGAATTTTGATGCGCTTTCACGGCAGGAAAAGCGAGAACTGGCGCAGCGGCTTAGTGACGATGTGCGAAGTAAGCGTAAAAAGCGACCACCGGAACGGAAAAACGGGACCGGGCTATCCGTGAAAGAGCAGCAGATAAGTGAACTGCTGGCGCTCCGTGGGATTGATGTCAGTACCGGAATGGTCAGATCGATGATGGCCGGTGCGTCAGTGGCGTGCGGTGATCTCATTATGACCGTGCAGGACGGACGGCTGGTATCGCGCAACCGCGCCGCATCCGGGCTGGATAAGCTGCCGTCACAGGTGATGGCGGCGAAGCAAAAAACAAGCGACCTTGTGAAAAGGATGAAAGCAGCTTTTTCGCGGAACTAAGCCGCTATAAGCAGATCTAAGGAGCTATTACCCACTTTTCACACAACCGAAATAGTTATGACTTTCGCCGTTTTCTGCTTATAGTGTGCGCGCTTTTGTGTCATAACTAAGCTAATAATAAATGGCATTTCGCTTACACACGCAGTTAGGAGGCTCTTATGACGAACCATAATCAGATGAGTCAGATTTATTCTAAATTCGGCCGGGCCGGGTTTAACCTCTCGTACATCCGCAGGTTGTTACCTGATTGGTGGGATGAGAAGCTTGCTGAGACCCCATCAGGGCGCCAGTATGCGTACCTGCACCTCGCGCGTATGTTTAGCATTCTCCCGGATAGCCTAAAAGATGGCAGTGAAGGAGTGTGCTTTAATTTTGGTGGCAACCATAAATATAAGCATCGCCAGAATGTAGCCGAGAACGATTTAGATATTGCTACTGCTGTTGCCTATACTGCGGCAGGTATTGTCGCATCTAATTTCAAAATTCCTTACGATGCCAGAGCAGTGCTGGATCCTTTGGCGATAAGAACCCAGATCCTTACTAAGGAATCATGGGTATCGCTCGATAGCTTGGTAACATACTGTCATTCAATTGGCATCCCTGTTGTTTATTTAAAATCCTTCCCTCAAGCTGCAAAAAAAATGGCTGGGCTAGCGTTGATGAGTAATGGACGCCCGGTGATTGTTCTTACTCAGCCTCAGAAGCACGGCTATATGCTGTTTGATCTCGCGCATGAGTTAGGGCATATCGCCAGAGGGCATCTGAACGCAGAAAACGGGCAGTGCCATATTGATGCAAAAATTGAGAATGCTTCGACGGACAACGTAGAGAAAGAAGCCAACGAATTCGCCTTCCAGGTCATTTCGGGGCAGAAGTCTTTACGTATCGTACCTACTGCTGGCAGATTGAACGGGCCTAGCTTGGCTCGTGCGGCTCAAAAGTATGGTAGTGACAATCACATTGATCCTACTCACATCGCTTTAAATTATGGTTTCGCGCAGAATTGCTGGGGCGCTGCTGTGAATGCGGTTAAATCACTCTGTGCTGGTGAAGACTCGGATCAGGATTTTGTGAGGACCATGATGAAAAGCGGAATGGATTTAGAAAATATCCACGAAGATGATCTCAAGGTTTTAGAAAATCTAATCGGGGAGTAATCAGTGATTGTTCTTTCTGACAATGATGTCATTTTGAAGCTGGCCCAGTGCAATCTATTATCTCAACTGCCAGTGGTTTTTAACCAACCCCCCGACCAGATCTTCATTAACCCTGCTGCTCGTTTTCAGCTTCTACCGAAAAACCCTGACAAAGCGATCAGGAAGTGTGGTAGTCAGGTTGTTTACGAGCAGGTGGGAGCTTTCATCGAATCTGTACAGGATATCCCAGAAGTTCAAGATTCCCAGCTTATTGAGCTTTTGGGGAGTGTGCCTGGAATTGATGTAGGCGAACAGCTATTGCTTGCCTCGTGCATAGAGAACCCGGAAGCCATTTTCATGACAGGTGATCGCCGTTGCTTGACTGCAATTGTTGCAAATCAACCAGCCCTTGCCGTGGTGCATCAGCGTTTATTGGATGCTGTCGTTACATTTGAGTCGTCGCTTTTGTTATGCGTCCACGGTACAGATCAGGCTCAAGTTTATGAAAATTTGGTGAGTAATCCTAAGCCTGACGGTATGTTGAAATTGGCTCTTTCAAACGCTGGCGCGTCAATGTGCGAATGTATTTTTTCCCATACACGTGAGTTTTATGATTACCTTGCCTTCAAGGATCGGCTTCCGGAACGGGAGTGGGGAATGTAAAAATCAAGGGCTAACAAAGCCCTTTTTTATTGTTCTTCCCACTGCACAATAGTGCACAAATTTGCACAATTTTTTTGATGCTGTTTATGCCCTTTCCGCCATGTGGTGGCACGGCCTCGTTCAGGATCGGGAAATGCACAAAAAACGAAGCAAATGTCGCGCGCAGGTGACGGGGGAACAGCCCACGCGACAGGGGTAAGGGAGGGGTTGCCTTTAAATGCCATTCTTCGGCCTTTTCCGCCTTCTCAGCGTGCTTTCTCTCTTCTGGCTGCGTGCGGGGTCGATTGCAGTTTGCGCCTGCCAGAATGGCGCTCGTGCGCTCTGAGTGAGGGGCGTTAAAGGTTGTACCGAGGTAGTGCTCAGGTGGTGGCCGGTCGGGCGAAGATTGAAAATTACTGAAGGAAACCGCCGCAGGTTGTGCGGCGGGTGCATCGGGTTACTCGTCTTTGAGCAGAGCGTAGGGATTAAAGCGGATCACTTCCTGACCGAGCCAGTCATTGACGCCTTTCATGGCTTCCATCACGGGCAACATTTCGTTGATGGCGAAGACGCGCGCGGCCTTCTCAACATCACCCAGCGAGCCGTTGCCTTCCGGCATTGCGCCCATCAGTTGCGGCGGGATGCGGTGAGCGTCGCGTAGATCGTTGCGCGTTGCTGATTTGATGTTAAGAAACTCATCCTTTGCCGATATTTGGCTGAACGGCAACAGTTGCACGCCGTCTTTGCCGCCGCCCGGCGCGTGGATCAGCACGTTTTTGAAGGAGCCTTTCCCTCTGGCCTGTGACAGCGTCTTTTGCACCACCTTTATGCTTTCCTGATCCACCTTCTCCGACCCGACATAGAGAATGCATCCGGCATGGGATCCGTTGTCGTAATAGAGTTTGCGGAACTTATCAGCGGAATGTGACAGGCTGGCGGACAGCAGCGCCCCCATGTATTCCGGCATACCGTAGATTTCCTGATGAATATCCGGGTTCATGATGTGGCAGACCTGACCCGGCTTAAACTCGTATTCATCTTTCCACTGCCGGATAAACCAGTACGTATCAAGGTCGCTACCCCGTCGCGTGTTCAGCGCCGGAACATGCTGGAGTTTGAGCGGGGCACCCAGAAGGTTAGAGCGTCGTTCAAGATAGGCATTACCAAAGACAAACCAGTCCAGTGCAAAGGCAGAGAAGGCCTGACGTGACAGTAAGGGGTGAGGGATATAGCACCCGGTCAGCACATTGCGCTTGAAGTAAAGCGCCGACTGATGCAGCGGGGATTGTGCAAACGCACGGGTTAGCCCTTTCCAGTCTATTGGCGTTTCATAGTACCGGCCGTTATCGACGCAGCACATGCTGTCCAGCAGATCATAGCCGTCTGTTACGGAATATGGCCCGTCAAACGTGAAGGCGCTGAGCGCCGGATCGCTTTTGAGCGCATCAGAGATATCAGGCTGCCCGGTGCTGCCACTGCTGGCGGGGTGATTGTTTTTGTATGTGCGCTTCTTCATCAGAACTCCATAGCAAACCCGCCGCTGCCACTCTCCTGGCCCAGCGGTTCGTTAATAATGGCGAGCATTGTCGCCCATGCGAGATCGCCGTGACTGATACCGCGAGATCGGTCTGTGTCATAGGTGATGAAACCACCTGGAGTTTTAACTTTTCTCACAGCATTAAACGCCGTCACCAGTGCTCGTTCGCTGCGATCATATTCCCAGCGACCCGCGCGGATAATCTGAAGCATTTTCAGTACAAGGGCGCGTTTCGAGGCCAGGTTAAAGGTGTACGGCACCGCCATCGGGAAGAATTTTTTAACCAGTTGATAGACGGCTTCACCGTTCCCTCCTGTCACGTCAATGCCGATATGCTGAACGTTATATTTAAACGTCAGGTCAGCGATAACCTTCGCCTGTTCTTCGAACTCAAGCCCCTGTACCTGTATGGTTTCAATGGTGCGGAATTTACCGCCAGGTACAGCTGGCGGCACGTTGACGGAGACTCCGCCGCTGTCGCCATTGCCGCTGCTGCCGTTGGCGTCATAGCCTATCCATACCGGGCGATTCCCCATCGGCCTGGACGCGAAAGGCTTCCAGTCCGGCCATTCGTCGTAACCATCTGCGCCGCAGCCAATCAGGGCGTTAAGGTTGAAGGCGGACTCACCATCACGAACGAACTCGCACATGTACAGGTTGCGGAATTCATCCTCACTGTTTTCATCCTGAATTTCTTCAAGGTCGGTGTACTCCCAGCCGTGGTTTATCACGTCCTTCAGGGTGACAATCTGACGCCAGGTTTTATCCGGGCATAACAAGCCACTGTTCAGCGTTTTCCAGCCCACATCAAACGCTTTGCGCTGTGCTTTCGGGCGTTTCTCATTCCAGCGATCGCCCGTCCAGAAAGGGTAAGCCTCATGGGTTTCACCTGACGGCGTGGAAAAGTAGGTACGTGTCAGTCCCTTCAGTGTTGCCATCGCACCTGCAACCTTTCGCAGGTTGGTGAAGTTGCTGACCCAGAAGAATTCGTCAAACTTCAGATTGCCCGTATATGACTGTGCGGTTGCAGCGGACGTGCCGAGAAAATGCAGCTCTGCGCCGTTACTCAGTACGATTTTGTCACCGCCCTTAAGCTCAACGTCCACCTCTTCCGCCATCTTCTGAATGAATCCCCTGAACTGGTGCGCCTGACGGCGGGATGCAGACAGAAATATCTGGTTGCGCTGGTACGGATATTTCACATCATCGCGCAGCGCATCTAACAGCGCCTCACGTGCAAAGTACCAGGTTGCGCCAATCTGGCGGGACTTCAGTATCATGCGGTTTCGGTGGTGACGTTGCTCATACCAGCCGCGTTGGTGCCACGACAGGGAATCAAGTATTTTCTCCCGCAGCGCGACGACCTGTTCTTCGGTGAAGTGGTTTTTTAGCTTGCGCTTGCGCGGCTTTTTGCCCGTGCCAGCCCCTGCTGGTTGTCCATCAGACAGCTTTTTCAGTTGCCGGGTCAGCAGATCAATCTCCTTGAAGTCTCCCCCTGTCTTGTCTTTCTTGTCCGTCAGTTGGATGAGGCGGGCATCCATAGACTGGCTGACGCGCTGGACGGGGGGTGTTTCATCCCATCCATCACGTTTCTTCCAGGCGTAAATTGTGTTCTGATTGATCCCCATCAGACGCGCGATCTCCGCTGGCGGATAGCCCTGCCAGTAAAGTTGTTTTGCCCTCTGACGTACAAAAGCGTCCTGTATCATCTGCCCTCCACCGTTTATGGAGTGAAGATTACCCCGCGCGCGATCCCGCTATCGCCCCCTTTATGGTCTGGCCTTCCTCCGACAACAAAACCTCGTTGAGACAGCAAGTTACGCTCTGCCATCATGGCCGAACAGAAACCACTCAACAGGATTATCGACATGGCTAGCGCAGCTAAACCAGCCCGTAAGAAATTCCGCGTTGCTGTCTCCGGTGCCACCGTTGACGGGCGTGAAATTCGCCCTGAGCACCTTCGTGATGCAGCAGCAAACTACAGCCAGGACGTGTACGGCGCACGCGTCAACGTGGAGCACTATCTTTCGCCGTTCCCCGGCAGTGATTTCGGCGCGATGGGGGATGTGACGGCACTGAGTGCTGAAGATATCAGCGAAGGCCCGCTCGCCGGACGCACTGCGCTTTACGCCGAGATTGAACCTTCTGAGCGCATGAAGAAGCTGACGGAAGAAGGTAAGAAAATTTACTCCAGCATTGAGCTGCACCCGCAGTTTGCGCTTAACGGTAAGGCGTATGTGATGGGGCTGGCGATGACCGATACCCCGGCGAGCCTCGGCACCGAGCGCCTGAAGTTTGCCGCGCAGCAGCGTCAGCAGGTTATGTCCTTCAACAATCAGCAGGGTGAAGCCCCGTTGTTTACCGATGCCATTGAGGCAGAAATTATCGAACTGGCTGAGCAGCGCAGCGATGAAGGTAAACAGTGGTTCGGGCGTGTCATGGGGATTATCGGTAAAGGCCGTAAATCGGACGGCGAACAGTTCAGTCAGGTGCGTGACGCTGTGGAGAATGTCGCTCAGTCCCATGCCGATCTGCTGGACAGTTTTAACGACCTGAGCCGCGCCCGCGAACAGGACAGCCAGGCCATCCAGAAGCTGACCTCTGAACTTGCCACGCTGACCAGCAAGCTGGGAACCACTGACGCCAACTTCAGCCAGCGGGAACCCGCGAGCGGCGGCACAAACGCGCAGCTTGCTGAATACTGATATCCACAACGAGAGCAAAGAATATGGAAAACACTACCCGCCAGCTGTTTGATCAGTACGTCGCCCGGCAGGCACAGCTCAACGGCGTTTCCACCGCCGCGATTGCTGCAAAATTCGCTGTTGATCCGACGCGTCAGCAGCGTCTTGAGCAGGCTGCACAGCAGGATGATTCTTTCCTGAGCAAAATTAACGTGTTTGGCGTCAACCAGCAGATCGGCCAGAAAGTCCTGATCGGCAGCAAAGGCCCGATGGCTGGCGTAAACAACGGCGTCACCAGCCGTCGTAACCCAGGCTCTAATCATTCAATGGAGCCGTTCGACTACATGTGCCGCAAGGTCAACTATGACTACGGCATCAGCTATGAACAGCTTGATGCGTGGGCGCACATGCCGGAGTTCCAGCCGCTGATCAGCAAGGCAATGGCCCGCCAGATGTCGCTTGACCGCATCATGATTGGTTTTAACGGCGTGAAGTACAGCGACCCGTCTGACCGTGCCGCCAACCCGCTGTTGCAGGACTGTGGCATTGGCTGGCTCGAAAAAATCCGTCAGGAAGCGCCGCACCGCGTCATTTCCAATGTGACGATCACCTCGCGCGATGAGGATAACAAGATTGTTGCTAAGGGCACTTACGGCAACATTGGCGCTGCGGTGTATGACGCCAAAAACAGCCTGATGGATGAATGGCACAAGCGTAACCCGGATAACGTGGTGATTCTGGCGGGCGACCTGCTGACGAGCAGCAATTTCTCGGCCATCAACGCCTTAAGCCAGACCAACCCGAATACCGAAATGCTGGCCGGTCAGCTGATTGTTGCACAGGAACGTGTAGGCAACATGCCGACCTTCATCGCGCCTTACTTCCCGGTGAATGGCGTGCTGATCACTCCGTTCAAAAACCTGTCGGTTTACTACCAGCGTGGCGGTCTGCGCCGGACGATCAAGGAAGAGCCGCAATACAACCGTATCGCAACGTATCAGTCTTCGAACGATGACTTCGTCATTGAAGACTACGGCAATGTTGCGTTCATTGACGGCATTCAGTTCGCCCAGGCCGAACAGGTAGGCGAGTGACAGAAGCGGCGGGGCATTGCCCCGCCATGACGGGGAGAAGTGACGATGCTAACACCGGCACAACGACATTTTCAGAAGGTCATGGCAGAACGCCGGGGCCAGGCGGATGAAGAATCCGATATCCAGCGTACCGCGCATGAGCAAATTCTGCATCGCCTGCGTATGGACTTGTCCCGCCTGAGTGGCGTGCAGTCCGAAGAAACCAAAGCCGAAATGAAAAAATCCATGCTGCCTGAATACGAGGGATGGATTGAAGGTACGCTCGACGGCGACAGTGGGCGGCAGGATGAAGTCATTACCCGGCTGATGGTCTGGGCGATTGACTGCCGTGATTATGCGCTTGCGATGAGGCTGGGGCGTTATGTGGTGCGCCACGGGCTGACGCTGCCGGATAACTTCAACCGCACGGCAGCAACCTTCCTGACCGAAGAAATGAGCAAACCACTGTTGACGCTCGCAGCCGCTGATGCCGACGCTGATTTATCAGCTGGTGTCGCAGTGCTTGACGAAGTGGCGGAGATTGTCGCCGACAGTGATATGCCGGATGTGGTGCGCGCCAAATTATGCAAAGCCCGTGCGCTTGCCCGTCGTGGTGCCACCGATATCACAGCCAAAGCGGAAGCGCTGGCACTCTTCCGTGAAGCGCTGACGCGTAACCCTAATGCCGGGGTGAAAAAAGAGATCGCCACGCTTGCCCGTGAAGTTAAGAAGCTGTCTGCGGATGGCGGTACGGGTGAAGGCGATGCGGCCAGCACCGATAAAACTGACGGTATTGCTGATCCTGCTCCTGAAAAGAGCGCCACTGTCAGTGCTGCGCCCAAAACAACGTCGCGTAAAACCGCGACCAGGGCGGCAACGGGTAAAGCGACAAAGCGTAAGCCTGCCAGCCAGAAAAAGAATTAACGACTTCGGCCCCGTCCGACAGGCGGCGCGGATGGATATCTGCCCGTTGACGGTCTTTTAACCATCCGCCCACCGCCTGATTTATGGGAGATAAGTGCATGAGCAGCCTTGTGGCAAATAAGCGCGTGTTGTCTGCCGACAGTGACACCACCGATGTTGATGATGGTGATGCCACTGTCAGCGCCGGGGATTTCTGGCCGGTGATTAAACTGGCCGATCTCCGTCTGGCCGCGCGCATCACAGGTGGTATCACAACGTCCAGACTGATGCACGTCACTACGGAGGCGGTAGCCCATGTCACTGCGCAGTTGCTGGACTGGCGTACCGGTCAGGTCAAAGCAGGCTTTCACACGCTGGAAGATGTGCCTTCAGTCCTGCCATCAGGTGAGTCGGAAAAGCTGATGATCAACGGTGAAAACGTGAAGGTGTACCGTTTCCGCCGCGCAGTTTACTCGATTGCCAGGGCGCTGGTACTTGAAGGCTATCGCGATGTCGATACCACGGCGAAAGGCGACAAAGACGCTGCAGCGCTTGACCTGCAACGGGATGATCTCTGGCGGGATGCCCGCTGGAGTATTGCCGACATTCGCGACACGCCGCGCCTCTATGCGGAGCTTTGCTGATGAAAGTGAAGGCATTGCAGGGGGATACGGTGGATTTGCTTTGCTGGCGTCACTACGGCACCACGCAGGGTGTGACCGAAAAAGTGTTATCCGCCAATCCCGGGCTGAGCCAGCAGGTTTTTCTTGAAGCCGGTCAGGAGATAGAACTGCCGGAAATCGCGAGCAAAGCGCAGCGGGAGATGGTGCAGCTTTGGGGTTGAGAGGTTGCCATGAGCGACGTAGCTACGGGGATGCTGGAACAAACAATGAAATGGATTGCTACATATCTGCCGACGCTCTACGCGGCAGGTGCAGCGTTGAGCATATCGGCGCTGATGAGTCTGTATGACGGCCAGTCAATGCTGAAAACCGCCACCGGTTCACTGGTCTGCGGGATTGTCACGCTGGCAGTTGCCGGATCGCTTGAGTATCTGGGCCTGCCATCCAATGCCGTTACCTTCGTTGGGGCGTCAATAGGATTCATGGGTGCTGACAAGGTACGCAACAAAGTGACCGGCTTTATTGAAACCCGTATCGGAGGGGCAAAAAGTGGAAATGAGTAAAAACGGACTGGCCCTGCTGAAACGCTTTGAGGGCTGTGAGCTTACCGCCTATCAGGATGCAGCAGGTGTCTGGACTATTGGCTATGGCTGGACGCAACCCGTCAACGGCGTGCCGGTCGGTAAGGGTATGACCATCACTCAGGCAACCGCCGACAACCTGCTGAGCAGCGGTGTGGTGCAGTATGAAAAAGGCGTTACAGGTCTGGTGAAGGTCGCTGTTAATCAAAACCAGTTTGATGCTCTCGTTGATTTTGCCTACAACCTGGGCGTTAACGCTCTGGCGGGATCCACGCTGCTGAAAAAACTGAATGCCGGGGATTATACGGGCGCAGCGGATGAGTTTCCGAAGTGGAACAAAGCGGGCGGTAAGGTTCTCAACGGTCTGGTTAAGCGCCGTGCCGCTGAGCGGTCACTGTTTCTGTCATGAGCTGGCTACTGTCCCGCTGGAAATCTGTGCTGATCGCGGGGCTCTGTGGTCTGGCTGTCTGGTGGTTCAGCCATCAGCGTTATACAGCCGGGTACAGTGATGCCAGCGCAGAGTGGGCGCTGAAATGGAAGCAGCGTGATGCTGACGATGCCACGGCACTGGCTAAGCGGCAGGCAGAAGCCAGGGAAGAAGAACAACGCCGACAGGGTGAAGTAGATGAAATCAGAAAGCAAGCCAGCCAGCAGCTTGCTGGCGTCAAGGCTGATGCCGATCGTGCCCGTGCTGCTTCTCGTGGGCTGCACGACAGGGCCGATAAACTCGCCGGGCAACTGGCAGAACGTGAGCACGCCTGCGGTGCCGGTACTCCCGGTAGAGGCGAGGCAGAACCCAGCGGAGCCGTATTGCTCGCCGACCTGTTCCGCCGCGCTGACGAGCGAGCGGGAGAGCTGGCAAGAGAGGCTGATGAGGCAAGAGCCAGAGGGCTGGCTTGTGAAGCCGCATACGATTCAATAGCGACTCCATCACAGAGGTAACGCCATGCTAAAAGCTGACTCACTCCGCGAGACTCTGACCAGCGCAAACAAATGGTGCAGGGCCAATCCCGAAGCCTTCACCGTTTTTGTGGAAGAAGGGAACATCGAAACGACCGGCGAAACGCCGTCGTTTATGTACCGCTATACCCTGGTGCTGTTTGTGATGAGTTTCGCCGGTGATATTGATGATTTCACGCTGCCGTTAATGGCATGGATCTGGCACAACCAGCCCAATCTGCTGCTGAACCCGGAGAAGAACCGGGACATTAAATTTACGACCCTCATTAACAACGACGATACCGCCGACATTCTGTTCGAAATGCCGCTGCTCGAACGCGTGAAGGTCTCTCTGGATGAAAACGGCATTCCCCGCGCTGAGCATTTGCCGGAACCAAGACCGCGTATTCCGTCAGCGGACGGCGACTGGAGCGCCATCTTTGAGGATATGACGTGGGGGGCTGACGCGCATGAGTCACGATCTCTTCCGTGAACTGGATCAGGTCTTCAGCGACATACTGGCGGGCACCTCGCAGGCCGGGCGTGTTCGCACCGCCCGCGCCGTTGGTCAGGCACTACGAAAGAGCCAGCAACAGCGCATCAAAGCGCAGCAAAGCCCTGAAGGCTCGCCATATCCTGCCCGCCGTCGTCGGGTGCTGCGCTCTCAGCAGGGTATTGTTTTTGTCTGGCAGGGTGAGATCCGTCGCCTTAAAAACTGGCACGGTGGCCGGGGAAAATACGGGCGCACCATTACCGGCTTTGACGAAGAGAGAAATGATATTCGCACGTTTTACCGCAGCGATATCGAACGCTACATCGAGATCAATACTCGCTCAGTGCGCCGCAATACCACTAAGAAGGTGCCAATGTTTCAGCGTCTGCGTGGCTATCGCTTTCTCAAAATGCGCGCTGATGCAGGAGGCGCTTCCGTGGGTTATGACGGCGTGGCGGCACGCATTGCACGTGTACACCAGTACGGCCAGCGTGATCAGGTTGGGCCGGGTGCTTTTGCTAAATATCCGGTGCGTGAGTTGCTGGGCTTTACCGTTGGCGATGAGCAGATGATTACGGAACAGGTGGTTAACAGTCTGGGGAGTGCCGCACGATGAATGCTGAACTGATCCGCCTGCTGGAAAATATCCTCCGTGTAGGCGTCGTTATTGCCGTTGATGAAGAGCGCTGGTGCGTGCGCGTGCAAAGCGGCGAACTTCAGACCGACTGGCTGCGCTGGAATACCACGCGCGCAGGGGCATTCAGTATCTGGGTGCCGCCTTCAGTCGGTGAACAGGTCTGGCTGGGCTGTATTGGTGGCAATCCTGAAACGGCGGTCATTATCGGCAGTCTCTACAGCAACGATCATCCAGCACCGGGCAGCAGCCTGAAAGAGATTGTGCTGACAGCGCCAGACGGTGCCTCTTTTCGCTATGACGCTGAAGCCAGCGAGCTGGAAGCACAGGGCATGAAAACTGCACATATCAAAGCCTCTGCCAGCGTCACGCTTGATACGCCGGTGGTGGAATGCACCGATCATCTGAAAGCGCGGACGTTTGAACTGACGGAAGGCGGCACAATGAAGGGCAATGTTACCCATTCTGGCGGGTCTCTTTCGTCTAACGGCAAAGTCCTGCATACGCACAAACACCCTGGTGACAGCGGCGGCACTACAGGGGCACCGCTATGACTGTTCGTTATACCGGCATGAACCCGGACGACACGGGGCTGATTACCGATACCGATCAGCTGTGGAATTCTGTACGCGACATACTGACCACGCCACTGGCAAGCCGGGTGATGCGACGGGATTACGGCAGCATGATCCCCGATCTGCTGGATGAACCACAGAACGAAGTGACGCGCCTGCAATGTATGAGTGCGGCGGTGATTGCCCTGACAATGTGGGAACCGCGTATTGCCCTGAACGGCATCAATATCAGTTTTTCAAAGAGTGGCGCTGTTACCGCTGAACTGGTCGGCATTATCACCGAAACCATGCAGACGGCAGGCACCGCGCTGACGCTCAGGAGTGGCAGCAATGGCAACAGTTGATTTATCGCAGCTACCGCAGCCGCAAATTATCGAAGTTCTGGACTTTGAGGTCATTCTCAGCGAGGTCAAAGCTGTCATGCTTGCGGCCTTCCCGCAGGAACAGCAGACGTCTGTTGCCGCCGCGCTGGAGCTGGAATCCGAACCGCTGAACGTGATCGCCCAGGTGGTTGCCTACCGTGAAATGACGCTTCGCCAGCGCATCAATGAGGGCGCAGCGGCATGTATGCTGAGTCATGCCGTATCGACCGATCTTGATAACCTCGCGGCCAATCTGAATACCGAACGTCTGATCATCACCCCGGAAACGACAACGGCTGACGCGGAAACCGAAAGTGATACCGCGCTGCGCCTGCGCGCTCAAGCTGCATTCGAAGGCCTGAGCGTGGCCGGGCCTACCGGGGCATATGAATATTTTGCAAAAAGCGTCAGCGGAAAAGTGGCGGACGCGAGAGCAACCAGCCCGTCGCCCGCTGTCGTGATCGTTTCTGTGCTTTCCACAGAAGGTGACGGTACGGCATCGGCAGAATTATTGAGTAGCGTCAGAAATGCCCTCAATGACGAAAACATACGGCCAGTCGGCGACAGGCTTACGGTACAAAGTGCTGCAATTATTGATTATCAAATCAGGGCGCAGCTTTATTTTTATCCCGGCCCTGAGTCTGAGCCGATCCTTACCGCTGCGCAAAATGCCCTTCAGTCATGGCTTAGTCAGCAGGGCAAGATTGGCCGCGATGTCGCCCGCTCGGCCATCATGGCTGCTTTGCATGTTCAGGGTGTGCAGCGGGTGGAGTTGCAGGAGCCTGCCAGCGATCTTGTGATTGATGATACGCAGTCGGCGCGCTGCACGTCCTTCGCTATCAGCAAAGGGGGAACCGATGAGTAACAGCCTGCTGCCTCCATCGGCAAGTGATTTCATGCGAAACGCGGAGAAGGTGACGGAGAAGATTACTGATATTCCGGTGATGCTTCGCACCTTGTGGAACGCTGATACCTGCCCGGTGAGCCTTCTTCCCTATCTGGCATGGGCGCTTTCAGTCGACCGGTGGGATAAGGACTGGCCGGAGCAGACCAAACGGCAATCTATTCGTGACGCCTGGCTGATTCACCGACACAAAGGCACCATCGGCGCATTACGCCGTGTTGTGGAACCGCTCGGATACATCATCAATGTTACAGAATGGTGGGAAACCAACGATCCACCCGGCACATTTCGCCTTGATATCGGTGTATTAGAGTCTGGTATCACAGAGGAAATGTATTACGAAATGGAGCGGCTTATTGCAGATGCAAAGCCTGCCAGCCGCCATCTGATCGGACTTAATATTATTCAGGACATTCCCGGATACCTTTACACCGGTGCCCTGACCTATGACGGCGATATCATCACGGTTTACCCGGGATAAGTGAGAACATAATGGCAGTGAAATTCAAAACAGTTATCACCAAAGCGGGTGCGATTAAACTGGCGGCGGCCACCATTCCGAACGGGAAAAAGGTTAACCTCACCTTGATGGCGGTGGGTGATGGTGGGGGTGCGCTGCCGACGCCTGATCCGAATCAGACGAAGCTGGTCAGGGAAGTCTGGCGTAATACGCTGAACAAAATCAGCCAGGACAATAAAAACAAAAACTATGTCGTGGCGGAGCTGGTTATCCCTCCTGAGACCGGTGGTTTCTGGATGCGTGAAATGGGGCTTTATGATGATACCGGCACGCTGATAGCGGTCGGCAATATGGCCGAAAGCTACAAGCCCGCGCTGGCGGAGGGGTCAGGCCGTGCGCAAACCGTGCGTATGGTCATCATGGTAAGCGACATCGAGTCGGTCGAGCTGACGATTGACACCACAACGGTGATGGCAACGCAGGATTATGTCGATGATAAGCTCGCGGAGCATGAGCAGTCCCGTCGCCATCCCGACGCTTCGCTTACCGCAAAGGGTTTCACTCAGTTAAGCAATGCGACCGACAGCACCTCTGAGGTGCTCGCAGCGACGCCGAAAGCAGTCAAGGTGGCATATGATCTTGCAAAAGCGAAATACACGGCTCAGGACGCTACCACAGCGCAGAAAGGCATTGTTCAGCTCAGTAGCGCAACCGACAGCACCTCTGAGGTGCTGGCTGCAACACCAAAAGCCGTAAAAACGGCCAACGATAACGCGAAAGCGGCCAATGATAATGCGAATACCCGTTTACCGCTTGCGGGCGGCTGGCTGACGGGCGGGTTTGGAATCAAAACCACGATTGGCAACGTGTCTTTTGGGGTGGGCAACTCAGATGTGTATATCGCTAACGGTGCGTCTAATAAGTTTCTGCAACTGAAGCACACAGGCGAGCTGAAGTATGACGACAAGGCTGTTTACCATGAGGGATATAAGCCCACGGCTGACGATGTGGGGGCGCTGCCAGTAAAGGGTACTGCCGAAGCGGCCAGGAAGCTTGCCACCGCGCGGAAAATTGCCGGAGTGTCTTTTGATGGTGCGTCCGATATCAGCCTGAAAACCTCAAATCTGGATGATGCGGGTACAGCGGCCACTAAAGATGCAACCACCTCCAGCACAGACACCACTGCCGGGCGAGTTTTACGGGTAGGTGATTTTGGTCTCGGTGCTATTGCCGGTGTTAACGTGTCTGATGCCAATAACATCAATTACAACGGCTTTTTCAATTTGAGTGCCGAGGGTATTCATGGCCCGGTCGCGAATCAGGTCTCTGAGCTGATTCATTGTCAGTACAACCAGAATACTGGCCGTCAGATTGGCTGGCGCGCAGGTCGCCCCGATGAGCCATTGCGCCACCGCACAAAAATGAACGGCGAGTGGCAGGGATGGATTAAGCTCTACGATTCAAATAACCCGCCCACAGCCGATGAAGTCGATGCCGTTTCAGCGTCAAAGGGTGGCACTTACCAGAAAGAAGTTACGTTCTCGGAAGGCGTAAAAATCAGGAACAGCACGGGGATTTATCAGGGCGAGGATAACGTAGGTTTTTCCAGTAATAACCTGATGCTGAAATCATGGAACGGTATTGGATTTTATTGCACCCTCACCGGGAGTGAAGGGGTCACGGTCTTTGTCGATACCCGTGGCGGACATCTGGAAGCAAAAGGCCAGATTAAGCCGGGTGATTTCACCAACTTCGACAACCGATTTTATACCAAGACGCTGGCTAACAGCACCTTCCAGAAGGTCAATACCGCATCGAGAGGGTCGCGCGGATGGTTTAAAGATTCCAACACGGGAATGATATTTCAGTGGGGGATTGAGAGCGTTAGCGGGGCAACCACGCGGACATTCAGTTTCCCGGTTTCGTTTCCGACTGGTTGCGCATCGCTGACGGTATCAAACAACATCGAGCGAACGGCTGGCGAAAACTCAATGACGGGATTTATTAAATCGGCTTCACAATATTCCCTGTCAAATACTGCCGCAACAGACCGCCAGTTATGCTGGTTTGCAGTTGGTTATTAGGACGATAAACGATGAATTATTATTTTTCGAAAGCGGAACTGGGGTTCTATTGCGATGAGGTTAACGAATCCATTCCGGCTGATGCAGTGGAAATAAGTGAAGAATTATATTTTTCTCTGCTGGAGGGACAATCAACGGGAAAAGTGATCGCCGCAAATTTGGCGGGCACCCCGGTTTTAACTGACCCACCGGAGCCCACCGCCGAAGAGTTAGTTGCGCAGGCAGAAGAAACGCGAACGGTGCTGATGAAGGAGGCTAACGCCAGAATACTTCCCCTACAGGATGCATTCGATTTGGGGCTGGAAACTGATGAAGAAAAACAGCTTTTGCTCGCGTGGAAAAAATACCGCGTGTTGTTGAACCGTGTTATAGCCAGCAATGCGCCGGATATCATCTGGCCGGATAAGCCGGAATAAGTTTTCATTCTGGCACGAACTGTCGATTCTTACCGTGCCGGACATATGTATCGAGCATGGTCATTTTTAACGGTGCTTCAGCACTATCGGTTTTGGCAGTGCCGCCAGGAGAAGAAGCGGGCAAATGCCCGCTTTAGTTTTATGTGGTTGCCGTCAGAACAGGCCTGACAGCGTGCTACTTGCCGAGTTATAGGCAGAGGTGGCTTTATCCTTCAGACCTGAAAGCAGATCACCAACTGACGAGGCTTGCAGGCGTTCGCGCAGGTCTTCATCACAGCGCTGGAAGCTTATCGAAAATTCTATTTTTTTTGCCTTACCGTATCGGTCGAACTCTGTGTGCGTGGCCTGTAGCCCTGTCAGTACATACATTCCGTAAATCTGTCCCGCGCCGCTGATTAAAGGCCAGGGACGCCCGGTATATGCCTGCGTTGCCAGAACGGTAAGAGACACGTCGCCGCCCGTAATTTCAGGGTAAAGCACCCCATCAAGGTTGATCTGCGTTTCCCCCGCGCCGATGTACTGCCATTTTGCCGATCGGTTGATGCGGTCATTTTTTACGTGCCGCCAGTTAAGCGAATGGCGTAGCTGCTGGTAAGGCAGCGTTTTCAGTTCAAAAACGAACATCCCGTATATCATCATCATAATGTTGCGTCCCCTTAATCTCTGTCTTTGAAGCTGCCACGGTTTAGCCGTTCACGGCGGGCGAGTTCGGCACTGACGGCGTCGGCGGCAATCCGGCCAATTTCGCGCGCGTCCTGCCGGTCAACGCCATGCAGATGTACGTGGATTTCGCCCGTAAAGCCGCCTGTGGTAACAGGTATATTGCTGGCGCTACGGCTGACTGGGAGAAGTTCAGCCTGTTTAACGGGAAGCGATGCTGCCACCACTGCGGGATGTGCGCTTAACCCGTTGTTCCTGACCGTGCTGGCAAGCTGCGATTCCTTCCACTCCCCACGAACGGCCAGCGCACGGGGCAGGTTTTTAAACACGATATCGCCGGGGCCGATTTTCTTCGTGTTGTCGGCTGTCGCTTTGGTGTTGCTGTCGATACTCTGCAACCTGCGCATAGTGCCGTTATCACCGGTCAGAGGTGATGAGGGTTGCGGTGCTCCGGGCGGAACGTTATTCACCTCAACTTTTTTCGGCGCAACCTTAGCGATATCTCCCTGAAGAAGGGCGACCTTGTCCTGAAGAACGGCCATGCGCTGTGCGTCTTCGATCTTCTTCCTGGCTTTTTCGGCCTCATCTGGCAGAACGCCGAGCTTTTCAAGGATCCAGGCTAATGTATCCAGCAGCATTTTTGCGGGAGCCAGGACAAGCTGGAGTGCACCGCCCAGAACGTTGCCGAATACCTCACCGGCGCTGGCGCATTTATCCAGTGTTTCCTTGCTGGACTCCATTGGGGAAAGCAGAGATTTGAACCAGTTAAAGACCTGGCTGACAGCGCTGCCTATCGCGTCAAAGATGGGGCTGAACTGCGCGAAGGTCTCGCGTAATGGAGCGAGTCTTTCCATGATGCCGGTGAAGACACCTGCAAAAAATGCTTTAAGAGGCTCCCAATACCGCCAGATGAGCACTCCGGCAGCAACAAACGCTGCCACTACCAGGCCAATCGGACTAAACAGCAGCGACAGTGCTGTACCCAGCATCGACACCGCCACAGTGATCATGCTCCATATGACCGGTAAACCTGTCAGGCGAAAGGCGAGCATCCCGATGTTTTTAGTCAGTGCACCCAGCACGGCACCAGGTGCAAGAAATGCCCCCATCAGCGCGCCGCGCATAGCGGGTATGATGGTTGAAACTCCACGCATTTTCCCTGCTAACGAGCCGAGAACTGGCCCCCATCCGCGCACGCTTGCCATTGCCGGGCCGGAAGCTGTGCCGAGTGTGCGCAGAGCGGAAATCGTTCCGGTTATGCCTCTGCCCCCCGTCAGCAGGGTAAAACCTAACTGGAGTTTAGCCAGCGGCCCCATCAGCAGGCCGATCGCCAGCGATGTGCCGCCTATGGCGGCGGTCAGTGCCAGAACGCTACCGCCGACAATCAGCAGGGACTGGGCGAGCTTCGGATTTTCTTTCGCCCACTGCGTCATATTCCCCACAACGTCACTCAGTCCCTGAGTCAGGGCGCGCAGCTGATTATCGACGAGATCGTTAATCTGGATGCGGAAGCCTTCCCAGGCGCTGTCCAGATTCTTGAGATCGCCATCAAGGTTATCCGCCATTATTTTGGCGGCTTTCTGCGCCTCACCTTTGGCGTTTTTCAGTGCCTCCAGTAACTTCTGGAGTTCTCCGCTCCCGGCTGACATAACCAGTGCCTGCAATGACTTTGACGCCTCTTCACCGGCAATATCTTTGAAGAATGAGAGCTTATCGGTATCCCCGTATTTACTGATCTTTTTATAGAGTTCAGTGAGAACTTCTTCAGCAGGGCGCATTTTCCCCGTGGCGTCAGCAACGTCTACGCCCAGCTCTTTAAGCGCAGTCTTGGCCCTGCCGGTTGGTGCGGCAAGGCGTGAAAACGCGGCCTGCAAACCTGTACCCGCGATACTCCCGCGCAAGCCCACGTTAGCCATCACGCCGATCATGGCCGTGGTCTGCTCGACGCTGACGCCCAGACTGGAAAGACCTGTCCCGGCGTATTTCATCGCCTCACCGATATTTTGCAGATCGGTGTTGGTGCGGGTGAATGCGCCGGTTAATACGTCACTGACGCGATCCATTTCTTTGGGATCGAGGCGGAACTGAGACAGGATGTTTGAGCTGATATCGGCGCTTTCACCTAAATCCATGCCACCGGCCAGTGCCATATTGAGCACGCCAGGCAGTGCGGCCTGAATAGCCTTCGGAGTGAAACCGGCCATAGCGAGAAACGCCTGACCGCTGGCAGCGTCCGTCGTGGTGAACTGCGTTTCAGCGCCCAGCTTTTTGGCCTGATCGCGGAGTGCCGAAAAGTCTGCTGAGCTTTTATCTATACGGGTCAGCGCCTGCACGCGGGACATTTCCCGGTCAAACCCAACGGCAGGGGATAAGAAACGCCCCGCTACGTAACCGGCAGCAGTGGCCCCGGCAACGGCCATTGTGCCACCACCGCGAAGTTTGCTCGCCGTTTGCTGCATCCGGTCATAGCGCGCACGTGCCTGCGTGACCGCAGCAAGCTGTCGCCGTTCCCGCTCAAGCGTCTGGTTGTACTGTTCTGTTCGGCGTATGGCACTCTGAATGGTGCGATCGCTGCCGACCAGCGAAACACCGTGGCTGCGCAGCGCCTGTGATGCAGCGCGCAGCTTAACCATTTCCTGCGTGCGTGCAGAGTTGAGGCGTTCCAGCTTTGCGGCCAGCGCTGCCATATGGGCTTTTTGCTTGTCTGTAAGTTGTGTACCTTCCCGCTGCGCCTGATTAAGACCTTCAAGCGCCCGGCTGGCGTCGTCGATTTTGCGGGAGGTCTTTTGCACGCTGTCACGCAGGCGGTTGAACGTGCGGGACTGACTGTCCAGGTCTTTAATGCTGGACTGCGTTTTTTTGAGGGATTCAGACAAACCGCCCGCACTCTGGCGGGCGGCATTGACCGGGCGGGTAAGTTTATCGATCGCGCTGAACGCAACCCGGATATTAAGGCTTTTCACTGTCACTGGCTCCACTTCGGACAGCCGCCCGCTCACGCCAGGCTATGACTTCGCCCAGCTCCATCGTGAAGACTTCAGAGGGCGGCCAGTTGAAAACTACCGCGATATCAGCAACCAGATCGTCGATCAGGTCGAACCGCAGGAGTGTTACTGATTCTCCGTCTCCGCCTCGCTCGACGCTCCAGACCCCGCAGGTGTCAAAAAAGGGACGAGCGCTTCAGACAGGCTGACAAAATCGCGCGTGTCCATTTCGTTGATTTCGGACTGTTTGAGGCGTGGTGACGTGACGCGGGTCAGCAGCACCGCCACCGAATCCACATCCATATTCATCACGTTGACCAGCTTCAGCCCGCGCAGGGAGCCAGCCTGTCTGATCTCATCCGTAATCGTTACCTGAGTGATCTTCTCATCGCCGCGAATAACGGGTTTTGCCAGCGTAATGGCGTTATCGGTTTTCTTGCTCATTCTTGAATGCTCCGGGCGGCGCGGGTGCGCCGCCACTTATCAGGTTAATCAGTTACCCCATTCCCAGCGCAGACGTGATGCGGTCAGGGTAGATGTTTTTGCCATCTTTCTTGTAGATGAAGTTCAGCAGATCAAACTCAAACAGCGGCTTGTCGTCGATGCTGAGCCTGTAATAGGTATTCTTCATCGTGTAGCTGACAGAGGTATCTTCTCCCTGCTTGCTTTCACCGCCGTCCATTTCGGTGATGCGGCCGCGCAGCTCGACCTCAACCAGCAGACTTTCACCATCGGTGTAATATTCACCAGCGAAGCGGAAGCGGGTTTCGTCGATATCGCCGCAGTAGTTCAGCAAAAGCGACTGAACCAGACCACCAACCACCATCGTGGTGTCCAGTGCGCCACTGTCCAGACCGAGATCCACCGCAGCAGAGCCAATCATCCCGCCACCCTGAAAGTCTTCAGTTTTACGGGTCAGTTTTGGCAGCGTCACAGAAGAGACTTTACCGATGCAGTTGCTGCCGTTCACAAAGCAGGTGAACAGGCGCAGTTTGTGAGGAACCGCCATTTATGCACCTCCCAGCGAAGAGAACGCCGACTCGAAATACTCATCCGTGAAGGTCTGGTAGAGCGTCAGATCTTCCATTGGCGGAACCGGCGTATATTTATAGCGAATGCGTACCTGACCCTGACGGAGACCGGGTGTCGGGTTATCCAGGATATCAAACCAGCATTCCGCACCGATCAGCCGCCCCTGTGTCACCAGCGAATTGAGTTTGCCGCTGATACCGCTGACCACGTCCTTAACGTTGGCCGGGGTTAACGGTTCGTCCACTGATTCAAATTGCGCCTCAGCGATACTGTCAGCCAGAATCTGTGCCGTACGGGTATAAACCTCAAAGATATAATCTTTGGTGTCCGTAACACGGTTGCCCCAGAACCGGAAACCGTTACGCTTGATGAGCGTCGTGATCTCCTTGTTGTTGAGTTCGTTCGCGTCGCTGTCTTCGGCCTGTAGAGACCAGAAAACATCCTGCGAAATGCCCAGCACGTTCTTGACCGACACGTTGGAAAGCGATTTGTGCCAGCCCTGATTGTTGTCAATCAACGCACGCAGGCCGCAGGCATACGCCGGAGCCGGGAAGACTTCATTTTCTCCGGTCTGCGGGTTGTAGGCGATGAAGTCAGGCCAGATAAGCATTAGCTCACGATAGGCGAAGGTTGCGCGGTAGGCGATAGCTTCTGCCATCGTCGTGCAGCCGTAGCAACTGGCATAAACAAACGCACGCAGATTCTGCGCAATGACGCACAGCGCAGAGGTCACTTCTTCCGTGTCGTAATCCGGCACGGCCAGAATGCGCGGGCGATAACCCACCTTCTGTTCAGCCGTCAGAAGCGCGTACATGCCGGTATAGCTACCGTCTTCTGCCGTGCCACCCATGATGAGCTGCGACTGCGTTTTACCGCCTTCTTCTTCGGTCGCTGCTGCCACGCGCACAACGATGACCTTCGGGCTGGTCTGGTCAGCGATGGCTTTAAGCGTTTTGTACAGGGAGCCGGTTTTACCCGCCTTACCCAGCACGCTGTTAACCCGTGTCAGCAACACGGGGGTATTCAGGGGAAAGGTTTCCGCGTCGGCATCATCCGCCACGGCAATGACCCCAATGACACTGGATTCAATGTCATTGATGGCCGTTACCAGGTCGGTATTTTCCCGGACGCGTACACCGTGGAAACGTGTCTCTGACATGTTAGCCACCATTACGTTATTGAGTTCGCAGTGATAATCCCTCATGTCTGAACGCCACTCACGCTATTGCGGGTCTGGCCGGACGGTGACAACAAAAACCGATTTAGTCTCTCCCGCGCGCGTGGGATCCTTCGCCGGAATAAGGGGGGAAGCATGGCACTTACAGACCTGACAAAATCACTTAGCGATGCCGTCAGCAGCTATAACGATTCACTGACCGAGACGGTAAAAAGTCCGGGATTCAGCATTACGATGGGTGGCAAGGTGCTGACGCAGCTTGATGACCGGATCATGTCGTTTTCACTGACGGACAACAGGGGATTTGATGCCGATCAGCTGTCCATTTCCATTGATGACAGTGACGGTATGGTTGCCCTGCCGCCGCGCGGGGCTGAGCTTGCCGTATCAATTGGCTGGCTGGGTGAGCCGCTGATCTACAAGGGGCTGTACACTGTTGATGAGGTGTCCCATGAAGGCCCGGCAGACACGATTGGCATTACTGCCCGCAGTGCTGATTTTCGTGAAGAGTTTAACGTAAAACGTGAAGTCTCATGGCATGACGTGACCGTTGAGCGCGTTGTGTCGGCCATTGCGCACCGCTACGGACTGAAGGCGCAGATCAGTGAAATGCTCATGGATATTGAGATTGATCACGCCGACCAGACGCAGGAGAGCGATATGTCATTCCTTACCCGCATGGCGGAAATGCTGGGCGCAATTGCCACCGTCAAGAACGGCAATCTGCTGTTTATCCTGCCTGGCGGCGGTGTTACTGCTGAAGGGAAGGCGCTACCCTCTGCCAGCATTGACCGCACAAGCGGCGACCGTCACCGCTTTCGTATTGCCGATCGGGATGCGTATACCGGCGTCCGGGCTTACTGGCTGGATCTCAATTTTGGCAAAAAGAAAAAGGTCAGCGTTAAGCGCCGCAAGCCTGCAAAGCCCAAAAAAGATAAGAGCAGCAGCCGTGAGGGCGATTACATGGAGGGCGCAGACGGTAACGTTTATGTGCTGCGCAAGACCTACCAGAATGAAGAAGCGGCAAAACGCGCGGCGGCGGCTAAGTGGCAACAGCTTCAGCGTGGCGCGGCAGAGTTTTCGATCACCCTGGCGCGTGGCCGCGCTGAGCTATACCCCGAAATGCACGTCACGGTTAGCGGCTTCAAGGATGAAATAGACAATCAGGACTGGATCATTGCGCGTGCTGAGCACGTGATTGACGACAGCGGCTTTACCACCCGGCTGGAACTGGAAGCAAAAATACCTGACTGGATAGCGGAAACTGAATAAAATGAAATGGAGTTCAACTCCCACAGGGGAGCCATCATTATGTTCAGATGTCCATTTTGCGGCGCTATGGCCCGCACCCGTACCAGCCGTCACCTCAATGAAGAGCACACCATCTATCGGCAATACCACCAGTGTCAGAATCTGGAGTGTAGCCGGTCGTTCACAACGCTTAACAGTGTGGAAAGGGAAGTAACCCAGCGCGCAGGTACTGCGCAGTTACCGCCTGATTTCATACCCCGCGATGCTTTCCCTGCTTCGCATTATGGGAGGGATCAGCTTAATTTGGCTCTCTAATAGTGGCAGCAGGAGAGCAGCGATTACCTGTAATTACTAGCGATTACCAGAAAAGAGAGTCTTATTTATCATAACGTTATGATTTTTAAGACTCTCTGATAGTTTTTAAAATCCCTCGGCGTTCGCGCTGTGTGGGTTCAAGTCCCACTCCGGCTACCATGGGAAAAAGCAGAATAATCAAAGCAATAAGCAGTGTCGTTAAACCGCCCCGCAAGGCGGTTTTTTTATGCCTGTAATTTACTCCTCTCACGTGGTCGTAAACTAATGACACGTCAGGTTTTGCGACAGCTAGTATTTGTTATTCACATATCGGGCATCCCACTCTTTCGGGATAGTTAACCCCGTACCCACTTTAAAATTAGCACCACCGTCTGAAAGATTAAGCGTCTCCTGGGCCCATATTCCCAATGTCTGCCAGATCAACGATCCCGGGTCGGACTGCCGCTCGTCGCTGGCCTGGCGGTGGGGGTGGATATGCGTGATTTTGCCGTTATTAGCGGCCACGTAGCCTATTATCAATGTGATCGCCTTCTTAACGGCATCAGCCTGAACGGTAGGCAGATTCATCGGCGTTCGGGTTGGATTTTTTTTATTGGGCTGCCAGAGCGTGTTGGGTTTCCCTTCAATGCCCGCGTACCAGCCGTCAATCTCTATTCCAACACTTCTGCTGTTGAGGCCATTCGCATGGTTGCAAATCTCCGTCAGGGAGTAGAGCTGAATAATTTTCCCGTTCCGGGTCACGCCCAAATGAGCATGAACGTCATGCCAGTCTGCCGCTTTTTCACCAAAGCTGGCGGCAGTTTGATGTAACACAATCGCGGTAACGTCAGACCATTTTCGATAGGGTTTAGACACCGAACGGCCAGCATGAGGGTGATTATTCCGCTCGTCGATAACGTCCCCGCCCCCTGTTTCTTTTGACAAAGCATTAAACGCCGATTCAAGCGCAGCGGTACCGCTTGGGGTGATGGACTTCGGTAGCTCATCAGTTGGGGCTCGTAGCCCCTGCGAGATTAAAAAGGCACCGTAGGCAGTCAGCGTTTCGTCACCTAATACGCCATCAGCACCAAAACGGGGGAGGGGAAACCCCAAAGCAATAAGCTGATGCTGGACGTCGATAACATAAGGATCCTGAGATCCCTTTTTCAGTGTGGAGGTAAGTGGCATGGTGTTCTCCGAATAACGGTTATTTATTGGCTTTTGCTGACTTGTTGTTAAACCATTTAAAATAATCCTGAGAGCATTTTTCTCCTGACGCGACGAGTTCTTTCTTTTTGGTATCAGTCAAATCAAAGTCGGTTGTTTTGACGCCAAGCGTATCGATATAAATGGTTCGCATCCAGTCATCACTGTGAAGATGCTGGCTTTGCTGGGCCTCCAGCAATGTATTAATCAATGCCCAGCTATAATCAAAGAAATTATTAATTTCGTGATGAACGGGCTCAGCATGATCTCTGAACATCGAGATTTCATTTGCCGTATCCAGTCTAAATCCAAGCGTCTCCTTGTTATAGACGTAATCGGAAATTGGCCGCTCGATATTCGGGTAGTTAGCATTTATTCGTTTGTAGTAATCTGGAATACTGAAGTTATCAGAGTTAATATATTTTTTTCTGTCGAATAATTTAATGGGATAGTTATCCAACACCCCACCATCAACATACACATCATTTCTGTAGTTTCTTTTTACTGCAAAAAACAGCGGAATTGACATTGAAATGCGCACTGCGTCGGCGATACAGGTTCGAGGGGTGTGCTCTGCAGAAAACACTTCTGAAAATGATGTGGACAGGTTTGTTCCCATGAAAAACAGCGATTTAAAGTTATACTTCCCCTTCATTGCTTCAACATCAGCAAAGGTAGCCTCACTGTTTCCGGTTTTTTCTTTGATCAGTTGACCAATCCACTTACGAAAATAGTCGCCCTTATACCAGCCATATTCATGCAGCAGGCGCTCGGTATCTCTGACAATCCCCCAGGAGTCATCCATAAACTTATGAAAGTCGAGGGACCACAAAATATCTTTTGTTTCCTCTTTCGTAAAATTTAATCCAACCAGAATGGCATTAATTGCCCCGGCTGAAGTGCCGCCGACTCTTTCAATGTTCTGTAGAATTTTGAGATCATCCAGCGTTTCCAGTGCGCCAATATAGGCAATACCTTTGACGCCGCCGCCTTCGAAAACTAAATTCTTGAAATTATATGAACTCAT